TTGAGCCAGCCGCGCGGCAGCGGCATTGGCCGACTCCGCATCGCCAGCAGACCGTGCGGCTGCAAGTTCCTTTTCCGCTGCCGCCTGCTGCTCGATGGCGAACGCTATGTCGCTTTGAACCTTCGACGCGGCGTCGTTCGGGTTGAGCAACTCCTCGATCCGCTTTTTGTCGGCTTCGGCCTTCTTCGCGGCCTCGTCTGCGGCCTTCTTCGTTTCCTCGGTTACTTGGCGAATCGCGTCGATCTGATTCTCGTACTCGGCCGTCGCGTTCGCTACGCCGCGAGCATACTGCTCGGCGTTGAGTTCCCCTTCGTTGGCTTGCTCCTGCAAGTCCTGCAACGCTTGCTGGAACTCGTACGCCGCGTCAAACCCTGCCTGTCCAAACTCGCCGGCTTTGTTAATCGCGGTGTCAAGTGCCTTATCTCCTGCCTCGATGGCCTTGGTCAGCTCATCGAACGCTTTCTGTTCGTCTTTCGTCAGCGTCTTGACGCTCTCGGCCGTCTTGTCGATTCCAGCCGATGCCTGCTCTGCTGACCGCTCGATGCCGAGGAAGTTCTCGGCCATCGTAAGCAGCCTCCCGACCGTGCCTCCAATAGCGTCGGCAATGGTCGAGAACACGCTGGAGATAGATCCAAACACGCTGCTGATCGTGCTTCCGATAGCAGTCAGTGAGTCGCCAAGCCCAACAAACTGAAGGAATGAATCAACGGTCGACGTGACGTACTCAACCGTACTGCCAAATGCTTCGCTGACCACGCCGACGAACTTTCCGAACGCAACCTGCGCGATGGTCGCAATGCGATCAACAACCTCGCCAATCTGCGCAAGCGTGTCGCGGAACGACGCGGCGATTCTTTCAAACTGAAAAAACTCGCGGAATGAAATGACCGCGTCGTTTACTGCTCCAAATACCCGCGTGATTACCTGACTCATCGCGTCAATGACAGAACTGATCGTTCTCCCCTGCGCGGCAAAAGGCTCCAGAGCCGTGCCGATGACGTTGCCAAACACAGAGCCGAGTTGCAGCACATTGTTGATGACCAGCCCCAGCGCGCTGGTAAGCGGAGACAGGATGTCAAGGATGGCACCGATGTTCCTGCCGAACGTCGCAATGGCTGGAGCCAGCCCGTCTGCAATCGACTGCGAGATGCCGATAAACGGCGTGAGCAGTTCGCGGCCTAGCCCAGTGAGCGAGGCTTGCACGCCGTCGAACGAGTCGCCAAGAGCCAGCACGCGGGTCGCGTCGATGTCGCTGAGCTTCGCGTTGAATCGCGTCAGCGTCTGCTCGGCGATGCCGAGGTTGTTGAAGAACGGCAGCAGTTCCGCACCGCTCTTGCCGAAGATCGCCGTGGCGGCGGCGGCACGCTTCGCCGGGTCTTCGATGCCTTGAAGCCGTTCGCCAATGAGCCGGATTTGCTGCTCGCTGTCCATGCCATCGAGGTCTGCGAGGCTGACGCCGAGCCGCCCGAGCGCGGCGGTCGCCTGCTTGCTCTCCTCATCGGCACCGGCCAGCGTCTTGAGCAGTTTGGTCATCGCCGAGTTGACGCTGCCGAACTCGATACCGGCCATCTTCGCGGCTTGTTCCAGCGTCTGAATGAAGCCGAACGACACTCCCATCTTCTCAGCCGCGTTGGTCAGCCGCTCCGTCTCGGCTTCTAGCTGCGAAAGACCCGAGACGACTGATACGGCAGCGGTCGCAACTCCGGTGAACCCTGCAATCGCCACCGTAAATGGATTGACCAGACCGGCCAACGTCGTTCCGATTCCAGATAGCCCTTGTGTCAGTCCTCCAGAAAAGATTCGTGAGAGTCCTTCGCTCGCAGATGACAGGCCGGAAAGTCTGCCGGCCACGTTTCCGATCGGACCGGGAAGCGCAGACAGGATGCCGCTCAACTCGTTGAACTGAAGCGTCCCACCTCGGCCGGCGTTGCTGGCCGCCTGACCGTACCGGTCGGCCGCAAGCGTTGCCCGCGAGTAGTCACCGGAGACACGACGCAAAGCAGCAGCGTAGTCATTCTCTGTCAGCAGGCCAGCCGCCCGGAGCCGATTGAGTTCCGCTGTTGACTGCTGGAACTCGCGCTGCGCCCGCTCCTCGCGGGTCATGTTGGCTTCGATGATCGATGCAGCCCGCGTAGCGTCTGCGGCTCGCTGCCTGTCTGCGTCGGCCTGAGTAGCCGCTGCAGCCTGCGCCGCTTCCGCCGCCGCAGCGTTTGCTCCGCTTGCCTCGGCAGACGCACGGTTGAACGTCTCTTGGTTGATCGCTCCAAGTTGCAGCAACTCGTCAAGCCGCTGCAGCGTTGACACACGCTTCTCTTCGGCGGTGCGATTGGCCTCGGTCAGCCTCGCTCCTTCTGCAAATGCGTCGGCGGTTGCCTTCGCCTCCTTCTCAAGAATCGCAAACTCTTCGGCATACTGTTTGGCATCAACCTGACCGGTTCGTAGGGCCGAGTTGAGGAACGCGAGATCGGTCGCAAACTTCTGCTGGGCCGCTCCGGCTCCTGCGCTCGCGCCCTCAAACTGCTTGAAAACGTCGGTGACCTTCGCCGCCTCGGCGTCGAGTTGCTGGAACGCTCGTTGCACAGGCGTGAGAGCCTTCTGGACGCCAGAGGCGTCGGCAGATATCTTCATCGCGAGTCCGAGAACGGTAGCCATCACTCGACGCCAAGTTGCTTCTTCAGATCAAGAATGACCTCACGCGCCTGTATGTTGTGCTGCGGTGGGATTTCAATCGGATTGAAGTCGTTTGCCTTGGGGGTCTTTCCTTTCTCGCTGTAGGGTGCCAGCATCGCGGAAACGATGAGGCCGGTTTCGGCCCATGAGTCAGGGAACGCTTGGTAGTAGCGGGCGTAGGCCATCCACTCCGCGAGTTCTCTGGTGGTCATGCGACGTTCAATGTCGCCAACCGTCATGCTCAGATGCCCCGCCAAGCGAAACAGGAACTGCCTCGCCGGGCGGATGTTTAGTTTTTTGCCAACTCCTCCACGTCGGATTCGCTCATCGCGTTGTGCTTCATCGCCTTTTCAAACAGCGTCGAGACAACCTTCGCCGACTTGCTGGCGAGCTTCTCGATCTGCTCGTCGGTGAACAACCGCTCGCCGCTTTCCGGATGGCACAGGCAACGGGCGAGGAACTTCGTTCGGAAGTTGTCGATGCCGGTTTCGCGTTTGCCGATCCACTCGCGCTCGTACGCGTCTCGCTCTCCGACCGTCATCACGCGGATGCCAAGCACCATCGGCTTGCCGTCCGTTCCGGGCCACTCCTTGACCGTCACCTTGAGGATTCCGAGGTCATCGGTCGCAAGAATCTGAGCCGCAAGTTCCGCTGCCGTCAGGGCCATGGTTACTCCATCACAATCTTGAAGGTTCCGACGTAGCGCGTCACGTCGTTCACGGTCCCTGTCGCGCGGAGCGTCTGGCAGATGGCCTTCGTGGTGAGCGTAAGGCCACCGCCCGTCACTGCGAAAACGGCCTTCTTGCCGTATTGATCCGCCGTGAGTTGCGCCGTGGAAAAGGACGATACTTCTATAGTCCCAGCGTCAAGCGTCCACGCGCTGGCTCGCGCCAGCGGCAACTCGCCGCCGCGCGTCACGTCGATCTTGGATACCTCTCCAAGCGACGTGCCGTTCCATGTCACGGTGACTCCGGTGCATGGAATAGCCATGACGGGCCTCCGTCACGGCTTATCGGGCGATTCGGACAGTCGCCTGACCCCGGATCGCGTCGTTCGTCGCCAGCGTCAGCGTCGAGGAGTTGACGGTGTACGCGATGCCAGCAAGCAGGCTCACGCCGCCCGTGACGATCGTGCAGGTTCCGGTCGAGGCGTCAGCGATGATCGTGTTGCCGAGGTAGTCAAACTGCACCTGACGGCCCGTATCGGAGGTCGAGCCTTGAAGCGGTCGGTCCTGCGTCAGGATCGACGCGCCGGTGGTCAGCCCGAGGTGCGATACGTCAATCTTTTCTTGATCGGCGGTCGGGTCGGTGTAGGTGATGACGATGTTGGTGACGGTGTAGAGCGTGGCACCGAGCCGCAGGGTCGTGCCGGTTCCGTCGTGCGGGGTAATCGCCATTGTGCTGTCTCTCCTACGACTCGGACCACATGATCGAAAACGTCATCGCCACGCTGTAGACCGGCGGCATATCGCCACCCGCCAACTGCACAAATCCGTCCACCTCGTTGTCGAGGCTGACGTTCTGCACTACTACCGAGTCTGACGGCGTCCCCCCGTAGCCATCCAGAGACCGGCGAACCTTGTCCGCGATGTCTCTTACTGCCTCGTAGGTCAGGGCGTAGATGTCGAGAGTCATGATGACCGTCGGCGTTCCCATCGGTCCCGACAGGGTTTGCTGCCGCTGGACGCCAGACCGCCGCCACGTGAGGAACGGAAGGTCCGCCGTGGCCGGTGCGATGACCGGATAGACGCGGGAGCCGACGGACAGGGCGATGACCGGGTCGGTCACCAGCACGTTGCAGACGGCCTGCTCGGGGCTTTTGAGGGGCATACGGCACTATGCCGCCGTCGCCCCGTCCCCTTGCAGCCTAGAGCGTGTCGGTACCGTTGGCGGTTCCCGACTCGCGATACTTCAGCGCGGCCCATGCCTGCCCAAGCGACAGGGACAACTCCCGCTGGAGGATCGCCGCCACTTCGGCCTGCGTCTCCAGCCACGCCGTGTTGACCGGAGGATTTCCAGACGTGCCGCCCGCCGGCATCGCCGGAATGATGATCGGCGTCTTCGACTTCTTGAAAAACGCCTTGGGATACGCCGGATATGTCTGAACTCGACCTTCGTCCGAGTTTGTTGCCAAAACCTTGAACGGCCCGAGCCTGTTGTACGAGGACGCGATGTAGGCGTTCTGGCCGCTGACCCAGTGAACAATGCCTTTGCCAACCACTGTCTCCCGCTTGCCCATGCGGACGCGGGTGTAGGGGGTGGTCGGCGACTTCCGCTGGTATGGCTTGTTTGCCAACTTGGCTACCTGCCTCGGTTGCGTTCCGGCTTCCAGCCACCACTGGTGGAACGCTCGGTCCTTCCCGGCCCGCACGCTGCCGCCTGCTGCGCTGCGTGCCGACCCACGACCGGCCCGCGTGTAGCCGACGATGCCAACCGCCACGCCGTCTTGCGCGTACTGAACCACTTTGGACGCTACCGCGTTCTTGAGGTTCCCGGTCGGCCCCACAGGCGTGATCTGACGAAGCCGACGAGCCAGCGGGTTGATCGCCTTACGGATGATCGGAGCCAGCACGTTCGCCGCTTGCTTCGGCGGAAAGAGCTTCCCGACTTGCTCGACAAGGTTCTTGAACTCGTCGGTGTTGAGGCTGACACGCACGCCTGCGACTGCCATCAGACTGTCTCCTGGCAGATCAGTTCGTGGACGCTGCGATTGTCGTGCTCAAGAATCGAGATGATTTCCAGCGTACGGCCTCGCCACGACAGCCGCATCTTCGACGTCAGGCCGCTTAGATACCGCATCCGAACGCGATGCGAAATCTCAACTTGCTGCTGGCCCGCCGATAGCAACTCGCGTGCGGTGACACCCTGCACGTTTGCCCACACTTCAGCGAACGCCGACCACTCAAGCAGCGTCTCACCGAGGCGATTCCGATTCTCGGTCGCCTGCTGCACCGTTACGCGCTCGCGGAGTGTTCCTGCGTCCATCAGTCATCGGCCCAAATGATGATGCTATAGACCCCGGTTGTTTCATGCAGTTGCAGTTCTAGAACAGGTTGCGTGCCGTCAAGGTTCGTCACGGCCACTTCGTTGTTCTTCGACATCAGACGAAAGTCTTCAATGCCAACCTCGTCTAGTTTGCGTGGCGTCGGGCCAGACCATGCGTAAGCAAGTTTGCGCGTGTTGACGAGGCTGACGATGTCGCCCGCCGAGTTTCTGTATGACGCAAACGTGATCGCAGTCGCGGAAGTCCCCGCGACGCCGCTCACTCGTATGGCCTGCCCGCTGGCGTACTCCGTCGACGATTCCATCGACAGAACTTTCAGCCGCGCGGTGCCGGACCGGTCGAGCAGCAACGCGTCAACGGTGATGCGGCCTTCGATGCTCATGCGTCACCGTAGATGATCGCGGTCAAGGTGGCCGGTCCTCCGAGTGTTTGAACCTCGATCGAGTACGCAGGGTTCACAGGAATCACAACTGCTTCGCCAGACGTCGAGACAAACCGCGTCTCTCGGCCGCCGTTTTCGTCGGTCTGAGTGACGATGCCGTACCCGGAATGTCGAAACGCCAATCGCGTCGGATTTCCAATGGAAGTCGCATTCCCTTGGGAATCACGCCACGTCGACCAATCCAGCGAGATCGTTCCGCTGGTCACAGTCCGCGAAATCATCGCCGCTTTCCCTGCC